GACGCAGAAGCACAGCAGTCAGGTTTCAATCTGATCCCCAAGGGTGCGCTCGTGCCGGTGCTGATGACTCTCAAACCCGGTGGCCATTACGACGCCAATCAGGGCTGGTCGGACGGCTATCCCACCCAGTCACCCAAGACGGGCGCGGTCTATCTGGCTGCCGAGTTTGTCATCACCGGCGGCGAATATGCCAAACGCAAGATGTGGTCGAACATCGGGCTGTACTCGCCCAAGGGTCCAACCTGGACCCAAATGGGTCGCACATTCGTGCGCGCAGCCCTGAACAGTGCAAGAAATGTTCTGCCGCAAGACAACAGCCCACAAGCTGCTGCTGCCCGGCGCATCCAAGGCTTTGTTGACCTAGATGGGCTGGAGTTTGTGGTGCGCGTGGACATCGAAAAAGACGACCGTGGCGATGACCGCAACGTTGTGAAGACGGCTGTCGAGCCCGACCACCCGGACTACGCGCGCACTATGGGTGTGCCTTCCAAGTTGGCTCCAAGCACCAACGCGCCAGCCAATTCAGCAGCCCAAACCCCTGCTGCGCAAAGCGCAGCACCGGCACACCAAGCGCCAGCGCCCCAACGCGCGCCCGTCTCCGGCAAACCTGCATGGGCGCAATAAGGAGCGCTTGCCATGAATGCCTCTTTACCCACAGCGCAGGCCTACCACCCGGGCTGCTTCACTGACGCGTCGCAGTACCAGCAGTGGCGCACCTATGCCATCAAGACCCGAGCTGGCGACAGCGACTACTGCACCGATTGCACCCGTGCCTACCAGCACCAGTTGATCAAGCAGTGCCGCTGCCTGCACGCCAAAACCCGCTTCTTTGTTGACTGCGACGGCTATACCGAGGGTCGTCGCCCGTTCGCAGAACGTCTTGTCAATTGCAAGAAGAAAGGCAGGCGATGAAATGCTGGGTCTGCTCACGTCAAGCCCGGGGGTACGGTCATACCGACAACCGGCACCGCACAGGACAGGCCCAGCGGTATCCGCTGGTCTGGGTCTTTTGTTCCGAACGCTGTCAAAAAGCGTTTCACGCCATGTATGGCAACTGGGTTCGTTTGAAAGACGACGTCGTCAATGCCAAGGGGGTCGCCATGGTCAATCTCTCTGAAGTCGAGCAAAACGCCATGGTCAAGTGCCTCAAGGCCTTCGGCGAATCAGCCGGGGCCATTGGGTTCACAAAACCACTTGGTGACTATTCTGAATCCGAGGCTTTGAAGGTGATCGATTCCATCGTCACCTGCTTTACGCAGGCCATGGTCGAGCACCATGAGAAGTCCAAGTACCCACCAGTGCGGGGTCTTCCCGAAGTTGCTGACCCAATGGCCAATCCGTTTGCCGACATGGAAAACGACCTGCCCTGGGAGGATGCCAAATGATGGACTTCAACTCATCATCGAGCATCAGCGGCCAAATCAGCACGCTGATCGATCAGGGTCTGCAAAAGACCCGATCCAAGGAGAAATCCCGCCAGTATCTGGGCGCATCTCGTCTCGGCGTGTCGTGCGAACGCGCCCTGCAATACGAGTACGCCCAAGCGCCGGTGGACCCGGGGCGGGAAACGCAGGGCCGGATTCTGCGCATTTTTGAGCGTGGCCACGTCAACGAGGACAGCATGGTCGCCTGGCTGCGGGCGGCCGGGTTCGATCTGCGCACGCACAAACCCAACGGCGAGCAGTTTGGGTTTTCAACGGCTGACGGTCGCTTGCAGGGACACATCGATGGTGTCCTTGTCGGCGGGCCAGAGGGATTCAAGTACCCGGCGCTTTGGGAGAACAAGTGCCTGGGCTCCAAATCCTGGCGCGACTTGGAGAAAAACAAGCTCGCCGTCTCCAAGCCTGTCTATGCCGCCCAAGTGGCCATCTACCAGGCCTACCTGGAGTTGCACGAGAACCCGGCCATCTTCACGGCGGTTAACGCCGACACCATGGACATCTACGCCGAGTTAGTGCCGTTTGATGCGGCGCTGGCCCAGCGCATGTCCGACCGGGGCGTGAAGGTCATTGCCGCCACCGAGGCAGGTGAACTGCTGCCTCGCGCCTACCTTGATGCCACCCACTTTGAATGCAAGTTTTGCGCGTGGCAAGACCGCTGCTGGAGGACAACCCAATGAACACACCAAAGCAAGAATTCCAAATGGATACCGAGCCCATGATCGATGCCAAGCAGGCGGCGTGCGCGCTGCGTCTGCCCCTGTACTGGTTTGGCGACCCCAAGATGCGCGCCAAACACCGCATTCCACATTACCTGCTGGGCGGCTTGGTTCGCTTTCGCATGAATGAACTGAGCACTTGGGCTGCCAACAGCAGTGCCACTGGCGACTCTGAAACAGGTGCAGACCAATCGGAGGATGCCAGCCATGATGGACTTTAACGATGTGACACCGGCACCATCACCGTCTGGCGATGGCAACCGCGAAGAAATTCGCGCCAGCTTGCTGCTGCGACTTGAGTCAGTGCTGAGGGACATGTTTCCCGCTGGCAAGGTCAAACGCGACAAGTTTCTGGTGGGCGACATTCTGGGTAGCCCAGGCGACAGTCTGGAGATCGTTCTTACCGGTGAGAAGGCCGGACTGTGGACAGATCGTGCAACTGGTCAGGGCGGTGACATCTTCGATCTGATTGCTGCCCATCAATCGCTCAATATTCATTCGGACTTTGCTAAGGTGCTCAGTTTTGCGGCGCAACTGGTCGGCAAAGCGCCACAACAGCTAACGCGCAAGCGCAAGGTCGAGCCACCCATGGACGATCTCGGACCAGCCACGGCCAAGTGGGATTATCTGGACGGCGACGGAAAGCTGATCGCCATCGTGCATCGGTACGACCCACCCGGCAAGAAGAAGGAGTTCCGCCCCTGGGATGTCAAACGCAAAAAGGCTACATCACCTGATCCCCGGCCACTGTACAACCAGCCGGGCATGCTTAAGTCTGACCGGGTGGTGTTGGTCGAAGGTGAAAAGTGTGCCAAAACCCTGATCGATGCGGGCATCTGCGCCACCACCGCCATGCATGGAGCCAACGCGCCGGTGGACAAAACCGACTGGTTACCTCTGGCAGGCAAAACAGTGCTGATGTGGCCAGACAAGGACAAGCCTGGCTGGGAATACGCAGATCGTGCAGCGCAGGCGATGTTGGCTGCTGGTGCCAAAACTTGCCATATCCTGTACCCACCAGAGGCTGCGGCCGAGGGGTGGGATGCAGCAGATGCTCAAGCCGAAGGGTTCGATGTTGCAGGCTTCATTGCTCACGGCCCACGTATGCAGATGTACTTGGTGGCTGATGGCCCGGACTCGGCCACCACCGGCAGTGCCACTGAAGAGGCTGTTTGGGGCACGGAAGATGCCCTGGCGCTGTCGTTCACCCGGCGCTATCACAACGATTGGCGCTATGTTGCAGGATGGGGCAAGTGGCTGGTCTGGGATGGCCTGCGCTGGCGAGCTGAAGACACGTTGGCTGCCAGTGACTTGATTCGGCATGTGTGTCGACACGCATCGCTCAACGCGAGCAACCCCAGGGTCGCTGCCAAATTGGCGGCATCAAGCACCATCGGCGGTGTTGAACGCCTGGCACGCGCTGACCGTCGTCATGCTGCAACCACTGATGAGTGGGATGCCGATCCCTGGTTGCTCAACACACCGGGTGGGGTCGTCGATTTGAAGAGTGGGCGGTTGCGAGACCATGATCGATGCGACCGCATGACTAAGATCACAACGGCCACCCCTCGTGGCGAGTGTCCGATCTGGCGGCAGTTCATCCACGAGGTCACTGGGGGCGATGTGGAAATGCAGACCTATCTGCAACGCATGGTGGGCTATGCACTGACCGGGTCAACCCGGGAGCACGCACTGTTCTTTCTCTATGGCACCGGTGCCAATGGCAAGTCAGTGTTCGTCAACACCCTGGCCGACATTCTGGGCGACTACGCCACCAACGCGCCGATGGATACGTTCATGGAAACCCGCACTGACCGCCATCCGACCGACATGGCCGGTCTGCGTGGGGCACGGTTTGTGGCAGCGATTGAGACTGAACAGGGTCGCCGCTGGGCTGAATCGAAGGTAAAAAACCTCACTGGCGGCGACAAGATCGCAGCGCGTTTCATGCGCCAGGACTTCTTTGAGTTCTTTCCGCAGTTCAAGCTCTTTGTCGCAGGCAACCACAAACCGGCTATTCGCAATATCGACGAGGCTATGAAGCGGCGCTTGCACCTGATCCCGTTCACCATCACTGTGCCGCCCGAAAAGCGCGACAAACACCTCCAGCAAAAACTCCTGGCCGAACGTGACGGAATCCTTGCCTGGGCGCTGGAAGGCTGTTTGGCATGGCAACGACTGGGTCGGCTTGATCGTCCACAGCAGGTCACGGATGCCACCGACGAGTATTTCGAGGCCGAGGACGCCTTGGGTCGCTGGCTTGATGAGAAATGCGTAGCAGTCGAGAGTGCCAGATCACTGACAGCAGAGCTCTTCAACGATTGGAAGTCTTGGGCTGAAGCTGCTGGCGAATTCATTGGTTCACAACGCAGATTTTCTGACCTGCTGATCACCCGTGGCTTTGAAAAGTGGCGCAACGGTTCAGGTGTCCGTGGTTTTAAGGGCATCGGACTGAAGTCGCCACCGAGTGCCAGCTACACGCCCTACGCAGACAACTGACCCCATAAAAAAAACCCTCAGTCTGACGCAGTCGTCGCAGTCCCCCGTTAACCCTCACACGTGAGGTGACCCGCACCTTATGGAAAGTTACGACAAGCTGTGGCGACTGCGTCAGACCACCCCGGAAATGACACAAATCATGAACAACACAATCCTTACCCTTGACCTCGGGACAACCACTGGCTGGGCTCTTCGCCCCCAGAACGGCCAGACTGCCCACGGCTTTGTCAGCTTCAAATCGCAGCGTTTCGAGGGCGGTGGCATGCGCTTCCTGCGCTTCAAACACTGGCTGGCTGAAATCAAAACGATGACTGGCGAGATCAACGCCGTGTACTTCGAGGAGGTCCGCCGCCACGTTGGGGTTGACGCCGCCCACGTCTATGGCGGCTTGATGGCCACTCTCACCACCTGGTGCGAGCACCACCGCATCCCGTACCAGGGCGTGCCCGTGGGCACGATCAAGAAGCACGCCACCGGCAAAGGCAACGCAGGCAAGGCAGAGGTCATCGCGGCAATGCGTGCCCTTGGTCACCCCGTCACTGACGACAACGAAGCCGATGCCCTGGCCATCCTGTACTGGGCGATGGATACCCAAGGAGAAAACGAATGAAAAAACCAACACTGATTCCCATCGTCCCGACCACACTCAACGGCCAGTCAAGCCAAATGGTCGACGCGCGTGTGTTGCACGGTTTTTTGGAGGTCAAGCGTGACTTCTCAAACTGGATAAAAGGCCGCGTTGAGGAATTTGGTTTTGAGCGTGGCGTTGACTTTGTCTCGTTTGATTCGCCAAATCCGGCGAATCAAAACACCCGTGGTGGAGATCGCAGGTCAATCGACTACTTCCTGACCATCGACATGGCCAAAGAACTTGCCATGGTCGAACGCACCACCAAAGGTCGCCAAGCCCGTCGCTACTTCCTGGACTGCGAGCGCCAGCTTCGTCAGTTGCAGCAAAGCCTGCCAGCCAATATGACTCACCAGCGCACGGCCATCAGTGCAGGGCAACAACAAGCTATCAACCGCCAGGCCTGGGCTGACGTGTCTGGCCAAGCCCATGCTGCCTTTCACGCGCGACGTGAACAACTGCTGCGCGAGTGCCTCAGTACACCCGAGCCTCGTCAGCGCAGTGTCCCACTGCACATGGTGCCGATCTGGGCACGTTGAAGGAGGCTGCACATGAAAGTCCCCACCC